GGCCGCAACCTTTCCCCTACTGAGTCGGCGCAGGTTGAGGCGTGGATTGATGATCTTGAGTCGGAGATTGACGAGCGGATCCCTAACCTGCATGACCTCGTGGCCGCCGGGCGCCCGACTTTCGGGACGGTGCGGAGGGTTGTGTGTGCCGCGGTGATTCGGAAGCTCCAAAACCCAGAGGGGTTGCGGACAACGACGGTTGCGATTGATGACTATTCCACAACTAAGACTGTGGATTCCTCGAACAGTGCGGGGTTCCTTGGTCTGACGGATGAGGAATGGTCGTTGCTGCTGCCGGGTTCGACGGGTGACGCGTTCACGATCAACACGGCCCCTGTCGTGTCGTATGGGCAGTGGGTTACGCCTGATACGTGGGTGCCGCTGTGAGCGCCGTAGACGCCCTGTTGGATGGGCGGCGGGCTGCTGAGTCACTGATGGTGGATGAGTGCCGCATAACGGCGCCTGGCGAAACCGTGACGGACCCGGATTCGGGCGAGGTCACCAACGAGCGGGCGACCGTTTATGAGGGCCGGTGCAAGGTTCAGTCTAAGGCGGCGGCTATTCAGTCTGCGGAGGCTGGGGAGGCGTCGTTCACGGTTGTTTCCCGTGAGGTGCATATCCCTGCTAATGCCGCGGAGATCAAAGACGGCTACGAGGTGGAGATCACCGCATCACTGTTGAACTCGTTCACGGTGGGCAAGGTCTACCGGGTGGAAGGCTTCACTCCGGACACCTATGACACCGCGTTCCGGTTGCCTGTGAAGGAGAACCTGTGAGCGCGGATACGTCGGACCTGGATGCGCTGGCTGATTCGTTTCGGAAGATCCCGGCGGCGATGGTTCCGAAGGTCAAGGGTGTTGTTGCTAAGTCTGCGGTGAACACAAAGAACATCATGCGTAAGGATGCTTCCCGTTCTCGGCATTTCAAGCAGTTGGCGCGCACGATCAACTATGACCTGAAGGTTCACGGGTTCGCCGGTGACGGGGTTGTTGAGGCTGAGATCGGGCCGTCTGGTGGCGGGTCCGCTTCCCTTGCGGGCATCGCCTACTTTGGCACGTCGAAGCCTGGTGGTGGGACTGTCCGTAACCCCGAGGACGCGATGCTTGAAGAGGCCCCGAACTTTTACGAGTTCGCGTTCAAGGCGACGGAGGGGCTGCTGTGATCAAAGAGCATTATGACGCGGTGAAAGCGCTTCTACCGGGCACTGTGCGGGTTTACATGTGGAACGTCCCCGACGCACCGCAGTACCCGTATGTGGTGCTGTGGGGCGACCTTGGGGACGAGTCCAGTGGTGGCCCTGATGGTGATTCGTTGGAGGACGTGCCGGATGTTCTTTCGTTGCGGATCCGCGCCACGTATGCGGGGCTCACTGGCGATTCGGTCCTGATTCATTGCCGGAATGTCCGCGCCGCTCTGAATCGGAAACGGCCGGTTGTGGCTGGCTGGCACACGTCGGAGCTGCGGCAAACCTCCCTCATGGATGTCCAGGTTGACCGTGACGTGACCATTACCGGGTCCGGCGCCCACCCATTGTTCGCGGTGGACGAGTTCGCGCTCGTTTCAAACAAACTCTAGAAAGGGTAGCCCGATGACTCAGTTTGTCGACGCTTATTCAAAGACGACTGGCGCTAAACAGGTGGTCCCGGCTTCGTGGCTGGACCGCAAGGACGCGCCGTTCAACGACCTTACAAGGACTCCGAGTCAGAAGGCTCGGGAGGCGGCGAAAGCCGAAACAACTAAAGCCGGTACCGCCGGCACGAAGGAGGCCTAAATGGCTCGCGTTCTTGCCGACGGCAAAACGAAGTTCACTATCCTTACGACCGCCCCGGCTAACCCGGCAGCCCCTACGGCTACTGAGTTGAACGCGGGCATTGACCTGTCCTGCGACATCCTGGCATCCGATTTCAACTGGACTGCGACGGATTCGGACAAGGTCGCTGAAAAGGCCCTGTGCGATACGGGCAACTCCAATGCCATCGGGGCGGGCAACTACTCGGCAGGGCTGACCCTCTGGCGTAAGTTCCTCACTGCTGGCGGGCCCGACACGGCGAACGAAACCGGTTGGGCTGCGCTGTCCGAAAAGGGCGCTGAGGTCTACGGTTACGCCCGGGAAACTGACAAGGACTCCACTGAGCCTTGGGAAGCCGGGGATGAAATCTACCTTGGCGGCTCCGTAGTTACCGACACCCCGCAGCGTACCGACGGTACCGGATTCATTAAGCGGAGGGTACCCCTGGAGCCTCAGCGGATGCACGATAACATCGTGGTCGCCGCGGGCGCATAGTGAGACTGGCTGGCCCCTGTGATTCAGGCTCCGGGGGCCAGCCGCACCACCTAATAGAGCCTGATCATTACGAGTAGAGAGCCTGAAGCCTCATGACTGAAACACCCCAGAATTTTGATCTTGATGCGTGGATCGCGGACGCTGAGCGGCCTACTAGGTCGGTGACTGTTTACCAGCGTGCGGGGTTGCTCGCTGATCTTGACGAACTAGCCGAGCGGATCAGTAACGCGGAGGATGATGAGATCGACGGACCTAGTGCGGGCGGCGGTAGCCTTCGCAGTCAGTACGCCAAGCTGGCGCAGCAGTTCCATGATTCGGCTTTGACGATCCGCATTGAGGGCCGCACGGAGCGGGAGCGCGAGGATGTTGTTCTGCGTGTTCCTGGTTTGACTCCGGAGCAGCGTGGAGCGGTTGTGCTGGCGGACGCGATTGTTTCCCCTAGGTTCACCCCGGAACAGGTCGAGAAGTTGGCTGCCAAGCTTGGCGAGGTGCAGTTCTCGCGGATCGTTACCCGGTTTCATGAGGCGTGCAATGATCTGCCTGTTGTGAGCGCGGATTTTTTGCCGAAGCACTCTACACCGGGCGATGGTGGAGAGTCCTAGCGGCACTGAAAACTGCGGAACGTTTCCAACGTCCGCCTTCCGCCTACTTAGGTCCTTTGCCCGCGTTCAAAGACAGACTACTTGAGTTCGCCTTCACGCTGTATCTAGATGGCCTGTGCGACTGCGGGCGCCCTAAGCACGAGTGCCGGAATGACGCCAATGCTGGACTTTACGAGGTAGGGGACGTTACGTGCCATGCGCAGGCTGCCATCGAGGAATACACCGGTAAAGAGAAGTTCAAGCCGGAACCTGGACAACGGTTCTACGCGACGGAGATTGACGAGGAACTAATTACTCGTAGGGCGTTCCCGCCACTTGTACGCAATGGCGGAAATGATGCCCGCCGCAAGGGCGACGAGACCGACCCACAGTAGCGGGTAGGCGGCACTCTGACTCACGTAACCGAAGACCCCAACGACGGCAAGCAGTAGACCTACGGGGATCCCAATTAGTGCAGCGCGCCTGAGTGTCATGCCCGCGAGTTTATCGCACCCCAGCAAAACAAAATAGTGGAGGTATTCCGTGGCCGGTTCGCAGCGCAATGTTTCGGTGAAGTTCATTGCCGAGATTAGCAACTTCCGCAGGTCTATGGATGAAGCTGCTGCGGCCGTCACGAAGGCTAAGAAGGCTTCGGAGGAAGCCGGCAAGGCGGCTGACAAGAGCGCCGAGGAAATCAAGGCGCAAGCACTCGCGCACCATGAGGCGGCGAAGGCTGCGGGCCTCCAGTATGACAACACGGGCCAGCTTGTCACGATGAACGGTAAGGCGGTTTCGTCTCAGCAGGCGGCGGCTCACGGTTTACAGACGTTCTCTAAGGAGGCGTACCTCGCCGGCCGGGCTGCTGTCGCTGCTGGCGAGGACGCGGAAGCCGCTGCTAAGGCGTCGGCTGAGGCTGAGGCGAGGGCCGCTGCTGCCATCGAGAAGCGGCGCGAGGCGATGGAGAACGTCGGCGCTGTAGCGGCCACGGCAGGCGCTCTTACTCTCGCCGGCGTGGGCCTGGCGGTAAAGTCCTACGCGGATTTCGACAAGCAGATGTCGAGCGTGGACGCGGCTACTCACGAGACTGCAAGGAATATGCAGCTTCTCCGGGATGCGGCTGTTGATGCTGGTGCTGACACGGCGTTCTCTGCCGTTGATGCCGCTAAGGGCATTGAGGAACTGGCGAAGGCTGGCGTGTCCACCAAGGATATTCTGGGCGGCGGTTTGAAGGGTTCGCTTGACCTAGCTGCGGCTGGTGCGCTTAGCGTTGGGGAAGCTGCCGAGATCTCAGCGTCGGCACTCACCCAGTTCAAACTGTCCGGCGATAAGGTCCCGCATCTGGCGGACTTGCTTGCCGCGGGCGCTGGCAAGGCTCAAGGCTCTGTGCATGACCTTGGCGAAGCCTTGAATCAGGCGGGCTTGGTTGCTTCACAGACTGGCCTGACTATCGAGGAAACAACGGGCGGCCTCGCTGCCTTTGCTTCGGCTGGCCTAACTGGCTCTGACGCGGGCACCAGCTTCAAGACGATGCTTGCGGCCGTGACGCCTAACTCCAAGGAAGCCGCTAAGGCGATGAAGGACCTGGGGATTAGCGCGTTTGATTCCGAGGGCAAGTTCATCGGCCTGTCAGAGTATGCCGGCGTTCTCAAGAACTCACTGTCTGGGCTGACGGACGAGCAGCGGATGTCCACGCTGGAAACCATCTTTGGTTCTGACGCGATCCGCGCAGCCTCTGTGCTGTACGAGCAGGGTGCCGAGGGTATCCAGAAGTGGGAAACGGCAGTCAATGATTCGGGATATGCGGCAGACACCGCGGCCCGGATGACTGACAACCTTACCGGTGATTTGGAAAAGCTCGGCGGTTCGTTCGACACCGTTCTGATCCAGTCCGGTTCTGGTGCTAATGAGGTTCTGCGTGGCCTTGTCCAGGGGCTTGAGAGTGTCGTGGACGCTGTTGGGCAGGTCCCCGCGCCGGTACTTGGCGCTGTTACTGGGCTAGCGGCATTGCTTGGTGGGGCGGCCCTGATCGGCGGGACGCTGATCACTGTTATCCCGAAGATCCGGGATACTCGGGACGCGTTGAATGAGCTTGCCCCTGCTGGAGGTAAAGCACGTAAGGGCATGGAGACTGCCGGCAAGTATGCCGAGCGTGCGGCGGCTGCTTTTACGGCGCTGGCTATCGCCGCTAAGTTGGCGTCTGACGCGACGGATTCCGATCGCACTAAGACGACTGTTGAGGGGTTCAATAACGCCCTCGCTGGGGTGTCGAAGAATGCGGACGCTGCGAAGAAGTCCCTTGATGGGGCGTTCAACGGCGTAACGAAGCCGGGCAACTCGTCGTTCACTGCGGTCAATGATCTGGAGTCGGCACTACAGCGAGTGTTCAACCCGCAGTTCAGCGACAACATGAACGATTTTTGGTCCACAGTCACGGGCAATAACGCGACCTCGGGCATGAACGTCACAAAGGCGGCCCTCGCTGACCTGGACGCGTCAATCTCATCGATGGCCAAGTCTGGGAATCTGGAGGACGCCGCAGCGGGCTTCCGACTCGTAGCGAAGGCAGCGGAAGACAAAAAGATCCCGCTTGAGAAACTGATCGAGATGTTCCCCGAGTACAAGGACGCGATCCTTGCTGCGAAGACGGCGAACGGTGAGACGCAGGTTTCCCAAGAGGATCTGACCGAGGCAATGCTGAAGGCAGACCCGGCTGGGCGTGACGCGGCCAAAGCGCAGGAGATCCTCGATGAGGCGGTACAGAATACCGGCGTCGCCCTTGAGGGCGTCATTGAGGATATGGATAAGTTCCTGGAGCAGCTTTTCGCTGCGGGGCTTATCACCATGTCGGCGCGTGACGCTAACGCGGCCTATCACGAGGCGTTGCGGGACATCCCGGAAACCCTCAAGACCATTGCCGATTCGAACGGCGAAATGGGCCGGACCCTCAACGACACGGCTACGGACTTTGACCTAACCACGCAGGCCGGCGCGCTCGCTAACGCCACTTTCCAAGGTGTTGCACGAGCTGGCATGGCCGAGGTTGAGGCTAAGGCTAAGGAAGGCCTCGGACAGGACAAGCTTCAAGAGAAGCTATCTGGCACTTATGAGGATCTTCTCGTCGCTGCGGACGGTATGGGCATCACAGGTGAGGCTGCTATCAACCTCGCCCGTGAGGTTTTGGGCGTACCGGACGGTGTCAACATTCATACATGGATGGCGGACACTGCGCGGGCTGAAGCAGGCAAGACCAAACAAGCGATTGACGACATCCCTAAGAACGTGGTTGTCAGGATCGACACCTATGAAACGACGTTGCATAAGGTGCTCAGACTGCCGTCTGAGGATGCTGATGGTTCTTACGGCAAGGGGCTTGGTGTGCTGGCACCTCCGGGCGGTGCAACGGGCGGCAGAGTCGATGACATCATGGGCTTCGCCTTTGGTGGTCGCCCTGGTGGCGGCAGGGTTCCGGCGCCTCGGCCGCGAGACATGTCCCGTGACAATGTTCTAGGGCTGGTCAACGGCAAGCCTATTGGCTTGCAGGGGCAAGAGTGGATCATCAACGGCAGGTCCAGCGACATGTACAACCGTGAGCTTGCGGCGATCAACGCGGGCACGTTCCCGAAGGTCCCGGGGTATGCGATGGGCGGGCGTGAGTTCTCGGCGCAGTCGTTCGGGCATTACTCGCCGGGCAATGTGTCGGTGGCTGCCCCTGCTGTGACGGTGATGATTGGTAATGAGCAGTTGGATTCGCGGATGTTCCGGGTTGCGGGTTCGGCGATCCAGTCGGCTGATTCGCAGTCGCAGTTTAGGAGGGCGGGTCGCTGATGGTTGCTGTAACGGTTGAGGCGTTGGTGGATGCGCCGTGTCCTCGTGTTGGGTTGACGGTCACGGGCCTTGGTGTTGGTGATTCTTTGGTGTCGGTGTGGCGTACCGCGGATGGGGAGCGTGAGCCTGTCCGTGGTGCGCGCCGCACAACCTTGAATGATGCTGCGTTTTTGGTGGATTGGGACGCGCCTCTGGGCCGGCCGATCACGTACGAGGTTGAGGTCATCAGCGGTCCTGGCGGGGCGGCTCGCGTCACGTCAGGTTCGGTGACGGTTGATTCTGCTACGGGCTGGTTGATGGATCCGCTAATCCCGCAGACCGCTGTCCCTGTGGTTGGTGACGCCACGGATGAGACGTATCTGCGTTCGCAGGCTCTTTCGGAGTTGGCGTATGAGGCTGACGTTTCTGTGTTCAACATTATGGGCAGTAACAAGCCGTTGGCGTTGTTTGGTC